TTAGATCAGGATGATTATCTTTGAAGGCATCCACGATACCGGATTCTAAAAAGTTTCCCAAAAGCATTGCTTGAGTTACAGGCTGATCTGGGATGAGCTGTTTCATCTGAGCCCAAAGAGTGAGTGCGCTGCGATAAGGGCTTTTGTTCATGATAGAAGCAACATCGCTTCCACCGATTGAGTTAGCCCTGTGCTGATGCCATTCGTCTGAACCGCTCTCAGCGTTGCTAATGAGTGTTGCTTTGCCTATCTTGCTGATTCTTGTTATTACTGTCATGCCTGCATTGTATTAGCAGGCTCAGACATCTAATTCACACCGGGGATGAAGGGAGGCTGTGTTCCCTCTGTCACATCTTCAAAAGTGACTTCCTCGACATCATCAATGACATCTGCCTCGGGATCAGCGTTGACATTCTTCATCGCCATTACTGATGCAAAGAAGGCTAGAGCTGCTGCAACACTTGAAAGAATCTGTGCGCTCTGCTCATCTGTTAGGAATCCAACAGCAACAAATAAAGGCACTAGCCCGGCTGCTGCTGCATAAATAGCTTTTCTTAGGTTTGCGCTCACTTGATCTCCTGTTTGCAAGTTGGACAGATTTTCTGTTGCTGTGAATCAATAAACTTTTCAGGGTCGATGACTGCTCCATAGAACACTCCTTTTAGAGTCTTGCTGAGAGTCAAATGAAGATGAGCACCTTTAGAGCAATCCCCGGAGTTTCCCACTCTGCCAACAATCTGACCAGCTTTGATTCGCTGATTCAGCTTTAGGTTCTTGAAGGGAGTTTTGCAACCGATTGATGTCCCTTTGCACTCTGCACCATGCTTAGAACAGCTCAGGTGACAGTAACCGACATAGTATTTGCCACTTGCATCAGTCTGAACCATTACCCAACCTAGACAGTCACTCCATTGAATTAGAGCAACCTTTCCATCTGTTGCAGCAGGAATTACTGAGTTGACACCGGGAGCGTAATCAAGTCCCCTGTGAGGCGATTCACGCCGGGCAGTAGTCCCAAATCTTGAGGTCATTGTTTTCTTATCAAAGGGATGAATCCAAGTCATGAAAATACTCCTGTAATTACAGATACGGCGAAAGCGGTTAGGGCAGCAGAAGCAACCGCGGTAATCCATGCAGTCTGCCAGCGTGCCTTCTCAAGTTCTCTGATGCGTTCCTCATGGTCCTGCACCATCTTGATAGCAGCTTTGATCTCTGCCATATCAGTGACAAGCTGAATCAACATCGCTTGCTGTGATGAGGTGCGTGGAGCGTCTGGCATCAGATACCTAAAAGAGAGTTAGCTTCATCCTCAGTCAAGCCAAGAGCTAAAAGTTTTGCTAGAGCTGAATTTTTAGCATCTATGCGAGCCTGTTCAACTAACATAACCGCCTGTCTTTGCGATTCGCTTTCTTCAATAAAAGCAATTTCATCAGTAGACAATTGTGCCTCTGTGACTTCCCCGGTGCTAACATCAAAAATCGTTTTTATCATTAGTTTCCTCCATAGATAAAGAAGCCCATGCCTGCTGTTGTTGCGCCAGCAGATAAGGTAATTTCTAGAGATGTGGTTGGCTTATCGTGGACAAATTCAAGAAAGTAATTTTCATTATTTGCAATTGCAGAACCAGTTCCCGCTACGGTTTGAATCCTATAAAGAGCCTTATTACCTGTCGGACCATATTCAATGTAAATTGATCCGTTAAGCTCTTGTCCTGTTGCGCTTGTCCTGCAAATGTGCGAATCATAATGAGAAGTTGCGCTTCCGGTTCCACTTATCGCCAATCTTGTAGAAGTGTAAGCAGTTCCATTTATTTTCAAATCATAATAACAAGCGAGTGTGCTATTTACTCTTGGTTTTATCAAATATTTAGAGTATCCGGTCAACCCTGTGATTGTGATACTACTAACACCGGCAGCAGGAACGAAAGAACTTGAAAAGACCCAATCAGTTCCAACTCCGCCAGCAGGAGGAGCCCAAGCAGGGACACCGGATGCAACAGTTAGAACATCTCCATCTGAACCGACTCCTAGTCGAGCAGGAGTTTCAGCAGCAGAAGCATAGATCACATCGCCTGTTGTTGTTAGGAGGCTTGCATCGATAGGAGCTCCTCCACCGATTAGGTTTTGCCAAGCTGCAGAATCGTAATAGGTGTATGTGTCAGTATCAGCAAGATAAGTAAGCTGTCCCTCCACCGGGGAAGTAAGAGTGCTATCACGCTCAGTTGATGATGCAAAGCTGATAACGCTCTGATTCATTAGATAGTTGTTTAGATCACTCGCAGGGAGTGGGAATCCGTTTTGAAAGACTTTGTAGCCCATGTTATGCCTCTTTCCAAAGGTCTAGTGTAGTGAACCAATTGTTTACATCTATTGAGTGACTCACCTTTGTAACTGTGTAGTGGTCATCTATGTCGAGAACTCCTGTCAAATACTTGACTCCAACAAGTTCTCCCGGGTTGAAGAAGGCAGCCTCAGTTAGAGTTCCCAGTCTGTTGATTGCAGGAGTTTCAACAGAAGTCACTAGATTTGTAGGGTTCTGATTGAATACGGCCTCTGCCCATCTCTGAAGCTCTGTTTCATCAGTTGTGTTGATTGTCACATCCTGAGCAAACTCTCCAAACAAATCGATGCTGTCTTGATCCTTGAGGACTACAAAGGTTGCCTCATCGCTAGTTAGCTGAACTCTAAGAGAATTGAACACCGCTGATTGTGAAGCATCGGTTTTGATGTCTGACATACAAAGATGATTGGCTTCATCATGGTTGTTGCCAATTGTGAATGTTCCCTCTGAAGGAGTTGAGGATGAAGGTCTAGGGATAAAGATAAATTCTTGAGTGTCTTGATCAAGCCAGAGCAAGCCCAAACCAATTTGAATCGCCTCGTAGATTGCATTATTTACAATTACGCTCTCTTGAATTGTAGAAGGTATCTCCCCGGCTCCCTCGATACTTGCAGCGTTCATGCTAGTTCCTAGAGCTAGAGCAATCTGGTCAAGTTGCTCATAAGGCGTTACAAAGCCTGCCGGGAAGTCTGTATCTGTATCTAACAAGTCAACTCTTGTATTCACATACCTTGTGAAGCTATCTAAAGCCTTGACATCAAGTTTATTGAATCCTGCTTGATAATAAGTTCCTGAGATGCTGTCTACAAAGCCTTTGAAAAGAATGACATCAAGCTCATCCCTGACTAAGCGAATTCTCATCTGAGTGCCCGGTCTGAAGGAGCTGTTGTAATTAGGATCATAAGACAAGCTCTGTATTGTGACAGTTGCAGAAGCAGGTTCAGGTTGAAAATAGAGAGTGTCTTTGACTTGCCCTCCAATAGTTATCTCTGCGCTTGCTGTCACACAACCTAAGTCCTGCCAATCAAAAGCAAAGAACTCGCTGTCACCTAGTAAGTCTGAGCCTCCAAGGAGAGAAGTTCCTATTGTGAAAAGTCCTGCACCGGCAAGCTCATCATCTCCACCTAAGCGACTAACTCCAATAATAAAAAGATTGTCTGCTTCATTAGGGATGAAGAACTCAACCTTCAAATCTGAGGCAATATCAAAATCAGCTATTGAACTCATCTTAGGATTGTTGCGCTTCCGGTCTGCCTGATTCTGTCATTCACAACATTGACAACTTGATCAGCTGTGACATTCGACCCGGGGACATTTACTGTGATGTTATTAGTGACTGAACCCTTGACTGAGCCACCTGCAATTCCTTGAGGAGTTGTGATTGTAGATTTGCCGGGAGCTACTGTTGTCGGATAAGAATAAGGAGAATAAACATCATTTCCGGGAGCTAGGGAATAGCCTCCACCCGAAGTGCTATCTGCCTTTGCCTTATTCAATGCCTCAACTGCCTTGTGAGCAGATTCAGCATCTTGAGTAAGTATTCTGTAAGCGTTAGCAATTACAAGGATTGCAGCAGCAGCAGCGAGGAAAGCAGGATTAGCAAAAGCCAGATTCACCAACACCTGAGCACCTGCCCAAAGCTTAGTGGCGACAATAATTCCTGTAATGATTCCTGCAATTGGGAGAATGATGTCTTTGTTTTCAATTAGCTTGAGAGTTGCTTCTCCAACCCATTTGACTACTTCAACGAATCCTGCTGCTAGAGCTTTGATTTCAGGAATGTGATTCATGACAACACCTAGAAGCTCAGTCATCACCGGGATAAGTGCATCACCTACTTCAGCTTTGGCGTTCTCAAACTCTGCGTTTAGGATGCGCTGCTGGTTTGCAAGTCCCTCTGAGGTGTTTGTGAAGTCACCCTGAACCATTGTTGTTTGCTCCATGAGGGAGCCATACCTAGCAAGAATCTTTTGCTGCTCAGTCATCGCCTCACCGGGCTTGATGATTCCATTGGCGAGAGCGTAACTTTCAACTGTTGCTGCGCTTAGATCAATACCGAAAGCTCTAAGAGGCTCTGATTGTCCTGCGAGTCCTGATTGGAACTTTGCTAGTGCTGTGTTGACATCTAGGTTGAATACAGACGCGAAGTCTGCTCCACGCGTTGACAAGTCTTTGAATACAGCGACAGCATCTCCACCATCCCCGGCGATTGTCTTAGAGAAGCTAGAGAACTGAGTTGCAATTCCGTAAAGCTCTGTCTTAGAAAGTCCTAGCCCTTGAGCTGCTGCTTTCCCTAGTTTTTCAATTTCAACTGCTTGATCTCCATAAGCAACATTGATTGCGTTGATGGACTCGCTTAGGTCTGATGATGCCTTGATTGCATCTTTTACGCCGTCAACAACTTTGTTGAGAGTGAACCCGACACCAATTGCAGCAAGAGCACCCTTCATGCTGTTAGAGATTGATTTAGTTGTTTTGTTTAGATTGCCTAAAGAAGTTTCAGCTCCTTTTGTGGCAGAAGTTAGTTTTTTGAACTCTCCTAGAATTTCAACATTGAGGACTAAGCTCATTGGTTATTCTCCTCTAGTTGCTTTTGAAAGGCTAAGTGTTCGGTAATTGTCAGTCTTTTGTATTCAGTTGGAGAGATACCTGTTGCTAAGCAGAAACTAGCCATTCGCTTAGCAGCAAGCTCTCTGATTATTCTTTTGGGTCTGAGTCCTCTGTGAAGAACTGAGTAGCCTCTTTCTGTGAGAGCTTCCCGGCATCCTCAAGAGTGAACTTAGGGTTCTCACGCCTTTTAGCGATGTAAACAAGAACCTTTAGTGCTCTGCCCTTTGGCTTACCATCAACAAAAGCTTCATCAATTGATCTGCCAATTAGTTGTTCCATCTCCTCGATTTCATCGAGAGTTAGTTCATCAAACTTAATCATGCTTCTGTGCTCTTTCCTTTAGCGTTCTGTTTTGCTACAAGTTTACTCATGTTATCGAAGTATTGCCTGTAAACATCGCCCCGGGTAATTCCTAAAGCTGTCACAAAGAAGGGCTGAGGCTTGATGTTTCTTTTGAACCAACCCCAGTGAATCGGATTAGCGTAAGGGAGTCCTGATCGAGAGCTTCTGTTATTACCTGCGCTTATTGTTACTTTGCGAAGGGTCTTGCTCACTCTGATTGAATCTCTCAGAGCTCCCGACCTAACCGGGGCTAAGTTCCTAGCTTCATTAGCTACTAGCTCACCTGCATCGCTGCCTGCTTGCTTTATCTCTGCATCTGGGACACCTAGTTCCCTGAGAGATCTAATAGCTTGATTTAGCCCGGTTACCTTAACCCCGGATGGGTCGTTGTAAGCCATGTTAGGCGGTTACAATCTCCACGCCGTAGTAAACAGCAGAAGCAGGGTCATGCACTGTGTTCTCAACAGTTAGAGTCACAGAGAACTGAGTAATCTGGTTGCTGTTTAGAGATAGTGGAGGAAGCTCATCGAAGATTGCTGTTCCTTCATAGATAGGCTCGTCTGCCGTAGCAGTAGCGTTTCCATTAGGAGCGATTGAGAAAGCAACCTTAGTGCCGAAGTTAGCCCAAAGCACCTGATAAAGAGAAGCTGCATCGCCTGATGTAATTCCGTCTAGCTGCAAGCTCCACTCGCCACCGACTCTAGTTTCACAGAAGGTTTGAACATCGCCCGGAGCATCCTGCAAAGACAGCTCAACAAGAGTTGCGTCACAGGCATAGTCAGTTGCACCGATTTTGAAGATAATGTTTTGCGCTTTGATGCGCTGAGAAGCTGCCATGAGAGCTGCCTTTCTAAATTGTTATTTGAAGGGTTATGTAAATGTTTGCTGCAAGGTATTCAGCATTGTTAGTTTGCAAGTTGTAAGGAGATGCCACTCTAAGCAGTTGAGCGTATGCAGGGAGAGCGAGAATAACAGCTTCGATTAGTTCATCAAGCTTCTCTGATGCCTGCTTGTTTGTTGCTGTTGCTGCGACTGCTACTAACTCCAAATTCATCTCATACTCTTTGGAGAGTGAGTTAGGAGTTAGATAATTAGAAGCGACATTGATAATCACAATAGGTGGAACTATGCGCTCGGGGACATACTCCAAGACATTGATTCCTAAAGCATCGAGATCTAACTGAAACTCTTGCTTAGCTAAGGTGATTTCGTTTGTCATACTGCCCAACCAACATAAGGAAGAAGCAGCGGATAGACAGCCGTCATCGGGTCTTTACCGACTCGAATCGGGCTGCCATCCATACTTGCAAACTGAGCAATCCCATTAGGTGCGCTTCTCCTGTGAAACAACTCACTTGCAACTATTAGAACAGCCTGATCATGGATAGACTCAGGAACTGTTTCAATAGCTCCGATGTAGTTGTCTACAAGAGCCTCACCGGAGTCGAGACAAGATGTAATAAAGTCTCCTGTTTCCTCTGTGCCTATGTAGGCTTTCAGATCACTGAGAGTCAAACTTCCTCCTGGTCCCGGTCCGGCGTGTGGCACTTACATACCTACTAAGCGACTACATCCAACTCAACGATTGCACCAGCGAAAGGTGTGGTAATCGC